CTCCTAAAGCTCCTACTGCTGGACCAGCAGCAGCACCTATAACGCCCATTATAGCATCAGCTCTAGCCATTTTAGCTTCTTGCCTTGCTTGTTGATTTGCTTGCTGTTGTTGTCTATATAATGAGTTTAATTGATTTTTAACACTTCCTGCTTGTGAAGTAAATTGTCCAGCTTGAGATGAAAATTGACCTGCTAATTGAGCCATATCTGTTTGAGAAGCAATAGTAGCTTTATTAACTTGCTCTCCAATAGAAGCAGCACTTGTATTCAAGGCAGCTGCTGTAGCTAAACCTGCTCCACCTGTTTTAGCTGCTAATCTCGATGCTTGTAAACTTTGTCCAGCTTGTAGATCATGCATATTCTGCATTAACTGTTGTTGGTTTAATTGATTTCTTATACTATTAGGATCCCAAAGTTGATCTGCTCTAGTTTGAGCTACTTGACTTTGTTGTAATAAACTTTGAGCAGTAGCATTACCGCCAAATTTATCTATAGGACTTCTATCTATAACTGCTGAAAATAAACCCATTAATTAACTTCCCTTTTATCTAATATTTTAAATCCACTAACATTCATGTTGTTTAATATAACAATAATTTCATTAATTTTAGAAGCTAAAGATGCTAAATCGTCTTTAACACTAGAGGTTGTATCATTAATAGTATTGCCAGCTGTTCCTCCAGTACTATCAGTAATTGAAGTAATGCTTGGATTAGAATCAAATAATTGACTACCATACCAACCATCTTTAACTCTTACTTCCAAAGATACAGTATCATTTGAATTTTGTGATACTCTTATATCTCCTTTTTCTCCAGATCCTAAAGACTCTGTATCTGCATTTGATAGACTTTTCATAGAATTTTTAATTTGATTTAATTCATCAAATATCCTATTAAAGCTCTTTTGAATAGCTGGGTCTGAAGATCTTGGAGTTGCTAATTTACTTTTCATTATTTTGCCTTATGTATAAATTCAACTGCAAAAGCTTTTATTACCCCAGTCTGATTCTTGAAATGCAGCTCGATATTTTTACCTTTGCATTTACTAGGTAATTTAATTCTAGGTGCTATATTATACAATTTAATATTCGTTATAGCTCCATTATGACTTACCGCTGTAGTTCCTAATTGCTCTCTTACAACAACAAATGATGTGCTAGTAGCAAGAGCAGATACCTTTACTATCTCATCTTCAATCATTAAGTAACTACCAACTACAGGATTCCTTCCACCAGATATACTAGTAGATATAGAAAATGTAGTATCACTATCATTTACATTACCATCAAATTTACACCCAGAATATTCTTTAATATAATGAGTATCCTGTACTGTAAGTGTTTGTATAACACCATCTACATATACACATAAATCGTCATTTTCATAATTAGCAGGATTAGTTATAGTAGCTAAACAAGGAGATCCTTGTAATGCTATTCTATGGAACCTCTTACTATTCAATTGATTTGTCATGTTTAGTTTTTTTGTTCTAAATTCCCATGACCTATATTTATCGTAATCTGTAGCCCCTTGATATTTCCATATAAAGTTTTTATCACTAATTAGTATATCATTATCTCTTCCTTGTACCATAGCTTGGGCTTTAGGAGTTTCCCAATAATCCCATCTATTTCTTATTAAGTTATAAGCCCATACTCTTGATACTGTTTTATCACAAGTACTTGCACAAGTTCCCCTAAGAGTAATCATAAATGAATGAGTTCCTCCATTAAAAAACACTAATGGTTTAATAGGAGGTGTACTATTTTCTGATTCAATAACTGAATCTTGATAGCCTATTGAATATCCTTCATATGTAGTAACTTCTAATATATTTGTAGCAATTGGCTTAGGCATAGAACTATCATGCAAATAAACATTATTTCTATCTGCAAAACACATGCCAAATTCAGTGACTGAAATAGATTTAGGACCTAAACATCCAACTCCTTCAAACTTATCTAATATAGCTAAAGTTTGTGGATCTAACACATATGTATTCCTTCTATCAAATACATATACTCTGCCTGCAAATGAAGCCATTGCTACAGGTATTGTGTCTAAGATCACATAATCATTTGTCCAATCAAACTGTGAAAAGTTTCCTGGCTTAGATCTAAATATATATCTCTTTGTATCACCTCTATATTTTATTTCTTCTTCTATTTTAGGTTGATAGCAATTACCTACAAATAGCATATCGTCTGCAACACAAGATACTTGATAATGTATAGAAGTATCTCTTATTGTTTCAGATATTCCTGTATTAGCCTCATATGTACCAAACTTTTTACTATCTTCAAATTTATGAACCCATATATCTCCTTGCTTTACCCAAAATTCTGGCTTTAGTGACACTTCCCTAACCATTCTATATAATTCACTTGTAGAGTTTTTTCTATATATAATAATATGAGTTACTCTTTTACTCAATCTTCTAATAGTATCAGATGATACCTTTAAGGTTAAATTTAAATATTCCCTATCTGATGTTCCCATGTCTTTATCAAAAAAGTATTTACCTAGTGGGCTTTCTTGATAGCCATCATATAATAATGATATTTTGTATCTTATGCTAGTATTTGCATTAAAGTTTACTATGCTACCAGATGTACCAGGATCTTCTATTTTTAATAAATTGTCAACTGTGGTTCTTAATGTAAAGGCTCCAAGCATATCAGAAGGTGCATCTGCTCCTGCTGTAATATCCATATTAGCATATCCTAAGAAATTCTTAGAAGACTCATCATCTGCAGTATTTGTTCCGTTTAACCACATAACCATATCTGAATCAGAAGTAGTATCTGTATTTGACCATTCTATCCAATGTGCTAATAATCTAGGATTAGATGTAAAATCTTCATATGCAAATGTGTAAACATCATTAGCTGCTGCATCATATCTTGTTTCATTTATATAAGTATCATAAGTCTCAAGCTCATTATCTAGATATGATTCTGGCTCAAAAGCTGCAATAACAGATGAATAGTCGTTTCCATTGTTTCTTGCGCTAGAAACTAGGAATTTGGAATCTAGAGCACCACTTCCTGCAAATCCTGTAGAATATAAATTGGACATAGCTCTAACCAATGCTATTGATCCAGGTGATTCAGTTCCAGATACAGTTCCAAAATTTAATTTTCTTTGCTCTACAACTTCTTTTTTAAGAGTATCATACGCTGGAGCATATCTTGACACGCTATAGTCAAGCTTATTATAAGTAACTCCATTCCCCAATATTTTTAAATGTGATTCCATATTTCCAAAGCCACTATTTTCACTAGATAGTGGGTAATTATGAACATGCCATTGCATCTGTCTACTTAATGTTTTATGATGAAATGCAGGTTGAGCTGTACTATTGTGATTACTAGTGCACCAATAACTATCAGTCCCTTTCATTGATTTAACTGCGCCTTCTTGTGTTAAAGTAGGGCCATCTTTAGTAGAATAAAAATAAGGACTATTTGACATTTTGCTATTATAACGAGTTGTTTCATGAGAACCAATTTCTTCCGTTTGCTTGCACTCAACAGTTTCTCTCATAGAATAAGTATCACGTATGGGAGCTGTATCTGAAGTAAAATCAGGATTCTCCATAATAGATAGCCATTTTCTATCTAGATAAAGATAGTCTCCTATTTGCCCCATAGGAATATTAGAATCATTGCAATATGGTAAAATTGCATTACACATTTTAGTTCCATCGTAAGTAAGTCCTTGACTTTTAAAATAATTTCTATCATCATCAATTAAAGATGTGTCTGTAACATTATTTCTAGATTTATATCTCCCCCCAGCAAAATAAGCATCACTACCAAGGTAATGTGGTCCAGCATAGTCACTTGGATTTATAGCAGTTGATCCATCTCCATTAGTATAATATTGACCAAATCTTTTTGCATCATTATATTTTGCTCCAGTATCAGTTAATGTATACATAGTATAATGATCATATTCTTCCCATTTTCCACTATTTATTTGCGCTTTCCATTTATTACTATTATCATTTGCTCTGGCGTTAAATGCTGTACCTCTTGTCTTAAAATTACCCTTTACTTTTGCAATAAAAGCTATTTTATGTTTTCCACCTGAAGTTCTCCAAGGACATAATGTATGATGAACAGGATAGGTCTCTCTATATCCACCAGAATTTAATGCGTCTGATGATCCATCCCACCCAGCATTATATCCTAATTGAAAATGGACTGCATTTGGACTTAGCTTCCAAGTTGCGACAGATCCATCATTTCTTAAAGCTGCTAATCCATTTAAACCTGTCCCAAGTCTTAAACCATCTTCTCCTATATCTGCTATAGATCCATCATTTTGATCAAGCCAGCTATCTGATCCTTGATTGTAAAATATATTTAATTCTTTATTTAAATTTATTTCATTTGTTCCTGAAGTATAATCATCCCACCAACTAGGTTCATCGTCTGAAGGGTTATTATTTCCATCTACAAAATTTAATGCCATAGATCCAAGTTCACTATATGGAGGAGTTCTATCAAAACATTCTACTGCTCCAGCAGTTGACATTGTTGTTGGATAAAAATTATATAAATAAGGTTCCCATCTAGTATACGCAGTAGATTCATTTTGCTTTTGATTCATTATCCAAACCTTACAAGAATAGTAACTTCCAGTTCCTGTTCCTGAAAATGCTCCACCAGATCCTTGGCCTGTAGCTGAAAAAAAGTTTTCATCGTATAACTTAGTAACTAAAGCATTTCCATAATAATCAGCATCTACACCTTTGTATACTGTTATTACATTCCCTATATCAAGGCCATGACCATTACACTGCCACTTAACACAATTAGTTGGTGCAAAATCAGTTGTTGTTTGATGCCTATGGGCTGTTATTTCAGTTCCATCACTACCATCATCACTATCATTATGTATGTGATAATTTATAGTACCATCAGCTGCTAAGTTAGAATCTGTAGTTCCACAGTTATTCCAAGTCTCACAAATACTAACTATTTTTGAAGCCACTGGAGACCTGCTCCATGTATATCCACTTAATGGATCTGTAATTGATATATTAATAGTAGATGTATCTACGCCTTGTTTACTGGTATCATGATAATCATTTCTCCACATCGATTGATTTGCTTTAGATGCATGGTGTACTGAACCAAACCACTGAGTAAACTCGCCACTATCTTCATCTGTTTGGCATCTTCCAATTTCATTGTAATTTAATTCTACTTGTATATCTTTTTGAAATCCTTGCATAGATTCAGTTCTATGCTGTTTATCTAAATCTGTAATTAATACCCTAAATAATCCACCATTCATATCAGATAGCCATATACATCCATGTAAATATCTAGAATACTGTAAAGACAAATGAGATGCATCGTGAACTCCATCTCCATATGTAAGCCATTCAGAATTTCCTGTAGTAATTCCTCCAATAATAGGGCTTCTGCATACTGCTATATCTCCAATTCCACTATCTTTTACTATATCTGTAAGATCGTAAGAAGTATATCTAGTACTAGTAGAGCTGTCACCAGATCCAGTAAATGCTGAAGCATCTGCTGTTGTTGTTGTACTTATTCTAAATAAAAATGGACTACCTTTTGTCATAGCATATATAAACGCTGGTTGTTCACTTGCTGTACTTCCAATATACTCAACTTTTGCATCTGATGCACTCGCATCTGTTCCTGGATCAATAACCATAAACACATCTCCAGCTGCAAGGCTTGAAGTGACATCATAATATTTTCTTTTCGCTGCTCTTAATTGATTACCATCTGTATCATTAGTATTTTGAATTTCAAAACACCACCCAATTTTAGGAGCAGAATTATTTGCTTTTCCATAAGTATTAATAGTTCCATCTCCGTGCGCATAAATAACACCACTATGAAAAGAGGCATTTAGTGTTTGCCCTGTATTCATAGTTATTTCAGCATGATGACTTTGCATTTCATCAAATGGTAATTTATTATCAGCCATAGGAAATGATATAAATTTATCAAAATTTAAAGGAGCTAATTCGTCACCTAAAGGAGATAGTCTGTCATTTTCTGCAAAGTAACCCTTATTAACCCTATCTAATTGCTCATTGTCAATATATCCTGCCCATTGGACATTATCTTCTGTAGTATTTCCAAGTCCAATATGAATAGATTTATCTCTAACTGACATAGCTGAAGCTTCGCTGTGTCCAAAGTCTGTTTTTAAAACTTCTTTGCTTTCATTATTACCCGAACTATTATATATATCTTTCCATAAAAATATTGTACTACTGTCAAAATCCACACCTATAAGATCATGAACATCTTCTTCTTTACTTAATATTACCATGTCATCAATAGGAAAATACCCACCAGTTCCTGTTGTATGAGCTGCTTCTCTAATTGAGGTAGATGGTATTAAATATCCAGGCAGATCTATTAAATCTGTTTCCCCATATAAAGTTCCTGTTGAAGCACCTGCTGGTGATGTGTATTCTGTAGTTTCTACTGTAAATACACCACTAGTTCCATCTGTAGCCTTTACATATTTTCCTACAACTTTAGAAGATCCATCTGAATATGTTCCACTTGTAGCGTTTAAAGCTGCTACTATTTTATCAGCCATTGTCTCAACTGTGTCACTACCTTCTGCTAACTCTATTTCAACACCCAATCTATCGCTTAATTCATTATCAGAAAAGCCTTTAGGATCTCCATAAACACCGCCTGTAAAGCTAGTTACTGTAATAACGCTTCCAGAATCTGTATTTTCAGTTATAGTGGTATTACCACCTGCTCCTGGTATATTTTGTCTTAAATTTAATTTTGAAGAATTAAGTGAATCTATAGTAGCTGACATACCTCCACCAAAAGTATCATTAATAGCATCTGCTAAATTAGATAATGTTACAGCTTGATCACTTCCATCTCTTTGAAAATAATATGTTTCAGCATCATATCCAGAAGTTTTACAAGTAAATGTTACTTCTCCAGATGTATGGTTTGGTACTCCAATTATTGTAATAGCATCATTATTTGCCATATTTCCACTAACAGTAATAGAACCTGTTGCTTGAGCTAATGTTCCTAATGTATCTCCATAATGAAACCATACATAAAAGTTTTGTGATGGAGTATCTATCATAAAATATGAATTCCTATAATCCCAATTACTTCCAGTATGATTTGTATGTGGAGTTTTTAATACTGTAATAGTTTCTTTATGAGTAGCCGCATTAGTAAAACCAGATGTAGATTCTAATATAAGATCGGATCTAATTCCTCTTAATGCCCCATCTGTCATATTTGGATCTATATTAACAGAATACGAAGAAGCGTTATCTGGAATGTCAGAAGAATCTACAGTCCCAATAACGCCATTTGTAAATGTACTCAATTCGTATTTTTGTTTCATCTTTTCTTTCTATCCATAAATAGCTTTACCCCATACTGTTGTTTTGCCATTTATTATTTCAATTACTTCTACTTTAAAATCTCCATTTGAAAACCAATCAACTATAGCAAAAGCGTGATTCCAATTATGTAATCTACCTTGTAGCCATCTATTTTTTTCAGGAGACATATCTTTTAAACATCCCATTGACCATGCTGAGATAGTTCCTCCTAGTCTAGTCTTGGTATGACGCTGAATATCATGAGTATGTCCATAAATGATGTTTTCACCATATTCTATTAAATGCTTCTTAGCATGTAAATTAGTGGCATATGCTCCATGAATAAAAGATAATTTGCCTATTTTTAGAGGTTGATTGTAGTTATAATATTTATAACCTCTCTCCTTCCATTTACAAGCCTTTTTAAATGTATAATCTTTCATATATGGATGTTCTTCAACAAATCCATAAGTAAGCCATTCATCGTGATTACCAGCTAGGATATAACGTTTTTTACATTTAACTTGATCAAGAACTTTGTCAAATAGATCTATTCCTTCATTGACTTGTTTTATTTCTTCATCGATAAATGGGAGCTGATACTCTAGTGGTGGCTTCTTCTTTCTTTTCCACCTCCAAGCAGATACAGTCTCCCATTCTCCTACATCTCCAAGATTAATGAATATATTAGGCTTAACGATCTTAAGTGCCTTTAAGACACAATTAACAGCCTTTTCATCGTGTATTGGGAAATGCTGGTCTGGTATTACTACCGCACGTTTAGATACTCGCATGAGTAACTAACATCCCAATAATTACTTGGTATATTTATAATGTATATCGTCATATTAATTCAAAGTGTGGAAAATCATCAAATTTATTATCTCTTACTTTCCAGTCTTTGTCCCAGTCACCGCCCCACCGAATATTAATACCCATCCTAGCAGCCACCCCAAGCACGAACCCAGCAAAAAGTGTCTGACGCTCTCTGTCAGACCAATCCACGGGGTAAGGAGTAACATCAACAGCACGACTAGGCTTTGAATTATGCCTACCAAAAGGGTAATGGACCTTAGTCTTTCCCTCTTCGAATAATTGCTCTTGTCTTCTTTCATCTCTATGTCCTTCTAATATACTACAGTCAACATGTTTTATTACTTCTTTGAAGAGCGATTGCAATTTTACATCACAGGTAGATAATCTTCTTAATGATCTTTCACTGAACTTTGCCATGTTATTTCTTAGGTTTTAACATATTAAAGACAGGTTTGATAATACTATCGAACATAATATCATCTTTTTTACTTGGGCTAAGTTTAACGACTTTTTCTAAAATCATAAAGCCAAGTAAACACCATTCCCAGTTAGTTGCTAACCATTCAGTCATAACTTCTCCTATTATTTAGTTATCTATTTTAAACCACGCAATTATTATAGATATTATAAAAGTTATCGCTCCGCCAATTCCTTTGATCCACCCAATAGAAACTTCATTTTTTCTTACTCGCCCATTCAACTGATCCAGTTTAGCAGAGTTTAAATCAACTCTTTCCTTTATATAAGATAAATGTGCCATAACTTCTTTTCTATAATTATCCGTAGAACTCATATTTACATATCGTGTTGTTTTATTGTAAAACCAGTATCAAGTCTATTTGAATTTGCATATTTTTTACCTGCTATATAATGGCCTTGATAGACTTTTCTCCAATATTCAGCTAATTGTATTGAATTAGGATTATTCTGGTATAATTTTATCATTACTTTCGCTACTAAAGCTTCATGGAATTGTGGAGGAATACTAGACTCCTCTGTTAGATCTATTGAAGATCCAGTTCCAAATGCAGTAGCTTTTAATTTTCCATAAACTCTTATTTCTTCTGAAGCTGTAGTTGGAGATTGAACTGTAACACCATAATCACTTGTGGTACCAAGTGCTAACTTTCCACGTTCTATCCACCAAACATATCCTTTACTATGTAATACAGCCATTATTGTTCTCCTTTAAAATCTTGACATTATTTCATTGATAATTTCTTCTTCCGATGCATCTTGAAACATAGGATGCAAGCTGCTTTTAACAGCTTCGTATTTTTCTCTAGGAGTTTGTGCTTTTACAAATTTAACATAGTTTTCATCTTTCATAAATTCTTCTGTTGCACTTTTCCAATCTATTCTTCTTTTATCAAACATACCAGGCATTTCTGTTAATCTAAGCCATGCTGATGTATTAGCTTTAAACATTTCTTCAGCCATTTGATTAGTTTCTTCTATGCCATATCCAAATCTATCTCTTGCCATTACTGTTCTCCTTATTATAACCCTATAGAATCATCACCACCTATTTCTTCTAGTCTGGCTCCTCTAAAAAAACTATAATTACCTTTATATTGTTTACCATCTATTTCATATACCATATTAGGTACATTTTGAGAGCCAGTAAAAAGATAGTTTTCTATAAAATTAACATGTTTACTTGCATTGTCTCTATCTAATTTTACAACCCACTTATTATCTTTAAATTCAATATCAGGAAGATCAACTCCTTCTAACATACTTCCTTCTCTTTTTTCAATTTCATATGCAGATTTTAAAAGTCTTGGTATATCTCTATCTGCAGAACGTGTAATTTCCGTCCCATATCCAAATCTATCTCTTGCCATTATTTATTCTCCTTAATTCCATGAATCAAACCATTTATCTAGAGTTGAAACTATCTCTTTATTGTTATTTTCTTTAGCACTTTGATATATTTTCCATAATTCTTCTTGTGATACATTTGGATCAATTCCTACTTTCATCAAAGCTTTTTCAAAATCAATTAAATTTTTATCCCCCATTTCAGTACCATGCCCAAATCTATCTAATGCCATTATGTTAGATCCTCATCTTCTTTATCTGGTTTATCTGTTAATCTTTGTGCCCTTTCATCAGCAACATAAACATCTGATATTGTTATAACATCATTGCTTAATGTATAAAATCTTTGATTTGCTACTGTTCCCCCTGCTATTAAAGATTCACTGTCATTAATCCTAGTATCAGTGCAAAATTCATCTTGTGCTTGATTTAATAATTTAATGATCCTATTGTCGGATGCATCAGGATGAGCTTCTTTAATTAATTCTATCATTTCTTTTAATTTCATAATACTATTCTCTTTCTATTTGCAGCATTTCATTATATTGCTGTTTCAATAAAGTAATCCTTCCAGCGATAGCTTGAGCTAACTCTGTGTCTTCTTCATCTTGTATATAAGTTTGCATTATTAATTCTAATATTTTTATAGATGCATATACCAATATATGATCATAATATTCAGCAGGAAATTTATCTATTGAAGAAGTACCACTTGTATATGATGTTACTGCATATGTAGGAATATATATATAGTAAGCTTCAGCTCCTCCTGCTGGAGCAGGCTTAATAGTCATATACTGTTCTTGAAAATAAAATACTGGATCATTAACAGAAGCATAATGTATTGATTCTGCATCCGTGTATTTATGCACTAAATTTGGAGTAACTTTCCTAGCAGGTATTCCATTTCTTTGCACATATAATATTTCATGAACTTCATCTATGTCAATAGCATTTCCATTAGTTATAGCAGGATCAGACCATATTCCAAACTTTTGAGTTTCATCAAGTCCTTTTAATGCTTTTATTTTATTAAATACATCATAACAACCATCAAGAATATACCTTTGAGCTTGTGCATCGGTATACCCATCTGATGATCCTACTATGTCTGCTATTTTATCTTTAAATATCATATTTTCCTTTGTTGCAGATTTGGAGCAAGCCCTTTATACGACTTGCTCCTAGTTCTGTTAAACTAATCTATTTATGATTCGTGGCTGAATTCTCCAATACCACCAACTACATACCAATCTGATCCATCACAAACGATTTTAATGTAATCACCTTTGTGACCAGTTGCTTTATCTAGTTGAACGTATTTATTATCAGCTCCATCTAAAACAGATACCAATCCATCAGCTGTAGTAGCATCAGCATCTTCACCTTCTTGTTGACTAACATATCCTATGATGCTTCCACCAACAGGAGTTATTCTACAAGTCTCGCCAGCACTAGCTTTAGTTTGGACAAATAAAAATTCAAGTCCTTTTTGTAAAGCTGGCAAAGTTATAACTACATTATCTGCACCTGCATTCATGAAAATTGTTTTTCCATGATCTGAGGCATACAATGTAGTTGCTTCTGTTACTTCTTTATAAGCTGCGACTGTACCACCAATATAAGGTCTAGCCATTTAACTAACCTCCTAACTTATCTTGATTAAAGAGTGTGAATTGATGTTAGTAATACCAATACCTTCATCTGAGAAGTATTGATCTTTAACACCATCATACGCATTATCAGTTTTAATATTAGTTTGATACATAGATGATCTGTATTGAGCATGGAATAAGTTGTCATCATCAACGACTAACATTGATTTATTCCATGGACCTCTCATTACAGGTGTTGGTATCAATTGTAACATTCCGTGAGGTGTTTCAAGTACTCTATAGTTGAAACCTAAAGAGTCACGTTTCATGTCGCCTAAGCTTACAGTCCAACCAGATGCTCCTGGCATTCCTGTAGTTCCAGCCATTTTAGACCAATAACCTAAAGCTCCTGCTCCACAGAAAGCTCTTTTAACTCCAGATGTTGGAACATATTGGAAAACTTTTTCCATGTCATCAACAAATTGGTTATAAGTATAACTAGCTTCTGTTACTGCAAAGTAGTTTTGGTTATCATGAGTATCAGAACTCTCACCATACTTAATAATAGCTGGTAAGATTCCATAAGTAGTTCTTACAAGACCATTACCAGAACCGCCTGTACCATCTGTAGCAGTTGCTGCTCCTGTAACTCCACCATCTTCGAATGTTTCATTAACATCAGCACCTATTAAGCCATCTGCATATGCAGACTCTCCAAGACCTGTACCACCATAACGTCTTCCAAATAAGAAAGCTCTTTCTTTATGGATCTTATGTTCTTGTGACTTTTGCAATCTTAGTCTTCCAAGCTCTGATGATTCACCTCTTAATGATGCTTGTAATAAAGTACCTGTTACTTCAAGAGGAGTTTTAAAGATTTGTGTAGAATTATACACAACTTTTAACTCATCTGCCCATGCTTCTGGTGAATAACCACCTTCACCATGTGCATTACCAACAACTATAAATACATCATTTTCTGCTGCATTAATTGCTGCATTTGATATATTTTTATATCTTATAGTAGTTGTTGAAGGTGCTTGTGAAATTATAACATTACCTCTTAAAGTGGTTAATGTACTATCCCATACTTCACATACAAGACCAAGCCATGATGCATCAACAGTTGAATTCAATCCTTTAATATTATCAACTGCTATATTTGCGTCAACTTCTGACCCAGCTGCACAACTGTTTGGATCTGCATTAAGGAAGAATTTTTGTTCTTGCCAAGGTTGTCTGTGTTCAAACATTTTGAACAATGGATCGGGCACAGCACGTGTCTCCTGATTAGAAATAGTAGTTGTAAAAGGAGCTACATCTGTCCATAACTCTTTAACAACTCCTGGATCGAGATAAA